GTTATTGGATGTGTAGGATTGTTACAGCTGGTTTTGCTGAAGACGTTAACCATACACATCCTCATCGTGCTCATGATGCATCGTTTGTACCAGGAACAAAAGATTCATTTGATGGAAATGATAAGGCGTCCTATGAATTTAGGAATGGAACCGCCGCAGAATTAGACGGAGAAAGATACACAATTCCAGAATCTGCAACGTTACCAGGTGGTGATGATGCATATAAAAAAGTTCTTAAAGAATCTGACGCTGGTAGATTAACGCAATACGAACCAGTTCCACGTTTTCGTAAAAGACCAGGTGATTTTGTAATTGAAGGAACAAACAATGCTACGATTGTTTTGGGTCGTGATAGAACTGGTCAAGTTGCAGCGTATAAAATAGACGAATTAAAAGGCCAAGTTCCATCAATTCCTGACGACGACGTTCAAATTGATGGTGCGGCATGTATTGATCTAGTGGTTGGTCGTGGTCAAACACCACAAACCGGTGGTTCTGTTGTTGATAATGATATTGACTCAAAGGAGTTAGGAAAATCAACAAAAGAACTCGAAACAAAAGAAGGAGATCCTGATTTTTTTAATGATAGAACGAGACTTTTGTTGTCACAAAGAACACCAGTCGATAAAAATTTTGGGTTAAACGTTTTTAATAAAGAGTTTGCTGACGGAACAATTCAGGGTCATGCAAATGAACGTGTTGGAATTACAGACGATCAAACATCAGCACCAAACGGTGACGGTGCCGCTGTTATAAAATCAGATAAAATTCGTTTAATTGCAAGATCTGACATTGAAATTTTAGTGACTGGGTTTGAACGCGACGAAAATGGATTGATGAAATCAACAACCGATCCTGACAATTATTGTGCCATCGTATTGAAGGCGAATGGTGACATCGTCTTAAGGCCTGCGAAGACGGGTTTTATCAAGCTTGGTGGCGATGATGCTGACAAAGGCATCGTTTGTACAGATTTACCTGTTATAGCAAAAGATGGGATCGTCGCCGGCGCGCCTCTTACAAGTACCATGGGTGGACAGATTGCAGGATCAGTTGGTGATAAAGGTGCGCTTGCACCGGGTCAAGGGCGTTTCGCGTCACGTGTTCTTATAAAGTAGGGATTCATGGGCGATAAAAACCTTGGCGCACTATACCATGCAGGTATCTTAGAACCAAACGAGACGCTTACTCAAAGAGCCAAAGACCTTTTCATTGAAGACGTTAAAAAAGAGCTTCTTCTTGGCTCTGATGGGTATACACCAGTATTTCCATGTGGACCGTCAATCAAACCAAATCCATTTGCAGATCAACTCAATCTTGAAGATGAAAAATCATACCCAGAGTTTCATAAAAACGTTCTTAAGGGACAATATGAAAAAATCGCTGAGGCATTAAATCTTAAGGGAGGATTTACGGTATTACCAATTTGCGATCCATTTGCAATTGCTGTCAACCTAGGAATCGATTTAGATATTGATATTTCGTTTCCTGATGGATTTCTCGATTATTTGATACCAAATCTTCCGAAATTAGCAATTGATTTGGACATCATGCCACCTCCTAAGTTGGCGTTAAAATTTCCATCTTTATTGACGATACCTCCATCAATTCCTAATTTTAATATTCCTCCGCTTCCTAATCCTCAATTGGATTTTGTGCCGGGTTTGAATGTTGATCTTAAGTTTGCGTTGTTGTTAAAGGATTTAATTCTAAAACTTACGCTTCAAATCCCAAATTTGATAATTGACATACCAAATTTGCCAAGTGCTGTATGTAACATTGTTTTTGATGCAGGACTTTATAACACCGTACCTGATGCTATCGTAAGACTAGTTTCTTACAAAGTTTTAATCAGAAAAATTTCAGAAATGTTAATGATCGTGGCCGTTGGAAAGGTCGTAGGATCAGCGCCTCAAGGAATTACCGGTGGGTTAGGACGAAAGTTGGGTTATGAACCTCCAACAGTTCAAAAAAAGAAAAAACCACGAGACGTTCGACAAAAAATTCTGACATATGCCGCCTCGTGTATTGATCTTGAACTAGGAAATCGTTCACCAAAATCTACTGGCGGGACGATTCAAGAAAACTACCTTCAGAGGTTGCTTTATACGGAGTATGGCGACGGTACACGTAAAGACAACTTACCAGCTGACAATCCAACAAAAGACAAAAGAGTTATTGGAAAACAACTTACGCTTGAAAAAGCATCAAACGCATCATCATGTGGAATGTTGGTTAGGGCATGTTATTTTGCCGCTGGGGCGAAGTATGTGTTCAAATACCAAGGGCAACCGTTGTTGAATAAGAATGAAAAAATAGGAAGGTATTACGATTTTTTTTCCGACGAATATAGAATCTTGAATGGTTCAGGAATTGCAATCGAAGGTCTATTACAAGCAGCTAAGGCAAAAGATGCAATCATCCCAAAAACAAAAAATGATCTTCCTGCAATAAAAAGAGGCGATTCAATCATTGTTTACGATCCCAAACATGCTGGGCGTGAGCATGTAATACTAGTAACTAGTGATTATGAACCAGGAAGTTTTTCGTTAGAAACTGTTGAAGGAGGACAACCAGATCCAACAAACTCCAATAGACCTACCGCTATTAGGAAAAAAACGTATAAAAATCCATCGGATTCTGAATTTACTAACAAGCAAAAAAAGACAGATCCACCTTATGGATTCACAGTTGATTCGTCAGGGGTTGTTAGGTTGTCTGGGCGTGAAATATTAGCAATCATTGATGGCGAAAAGCTATGTACCAACAAGACGGGATCAAGTACTAGCAGCCCAAACAAATCGATCGAATTTGACATTTATGACAGAAACGATCCGACTAGTGATGAAGCTGCAGGATTTCTTCCGCCTGAAGGATGAAACATGGCAATTAGCTTTAAATCAGTCGGAAAAACACGTGAAGAAAGAATTGCGCAACAATTAATTCAATCACCAAGTCCAATTGGAATTCGCACACCATTAAGACCGGGACAAGATGGTGCTATCTTTGGTATGACGTTTTCATTAGCGGATCAGGTTCATGATAATCTTAGAAATTTAATCATGACGAATTGGGGTGAGAGGTTAGGTTTGTATGATTTTGGAGCAAATCTTCGTCCTCTTGTGACAGAACTTGTTAGTGCTGATGACTTTGATGCTCAAGCAATTGATCGAATTTCAGGTGCTGTTCAAAGATGGATGCCATTCGTTTCGCTAGAAACATTTGAATCGTCGATCGACAGAGTATCAAACAAAAACACCGGCATCATTAAAATTACAATCACATATAACATCCCAGCGTTAAACGTTTTTCAAAAAACATTAGAAGTTGTACTGTACGTAATATGAAATTTGAAACTACTTAGAAGCAGGCACTAGATGGCACTTAATCGAGACGATCTTAAAAACGTACGCCAAAGACAATTTTTGGGAAAAGACTTTGATAGTCTCCGCGCATTACTTTTAGAATATGCACGACTCTATTATCCTGATAAAATTCGTGATTTTTCTGAATCTTCAGTCGGTGGATTGTTCTTAGATTTTGCGGCATACGTTGGCGATGTATTAAGTTTTTATCTGGATCATCAATTTTCAGAACTTGATCACACAACAGCAGTTGAAAATACAAACATTGAACGATCGTTAAAAACTGCCGGTGTTCCAATCGTTGGCGCTGCGCCTGCAGTCGTTCCAGTAACGGTTTTTGTACAAATTCCAGCTTCAAATGCGAACAATGTTGTTGTTCCACGTGCTGATGCAATTCCAATTGTTCAAACTGGTACAGTTTTTACTGCAGACAACGGAACAAGCTTCGTTTTACTTGAAGATATTAATTTTAACGCAAAAAAAACAGATGGTTCATTAATTGCTGATTTAAAAGTTGGTCAAAAAACCGCTAGTGGTGTTCCGTTATCATTTATAATGGCAGCAAGCGGGTTATGCATTTCAGGACAAGATGTTACTGAAACAGTGACAATTGGAAAGGAATTCGTTCCATTTCGAAAAATTACGCTTAGCAACCCAAACGTATCTGAAATCATCAGTATTAATGATTCATTTGGAAACACATACCATCAAGTTTCATCGTTAACACATGATGTTGTTTATCGAAATGTTTTGAATACAGCAAAAGATACAAATCTTGTTAAGGATTCATTAAAAGTTATTCCAGCACCCTACAGATACGTTTCTGATGTTGATATCAACACTAGAAGGACTACGTTAACATTCGGCGGAGGAAATGCAAACACGCTTGAAGATGATGTTATACCCGATCCTTCTGATTTCGCAATCGCATTTCCTTATAGCAGAACATTCTCAAGAATTCCTGTAAATCCTCAACAATTACTACAAACAAAAACGTTAGGCGTTGCAGCAACTGATACAACGTTAACAATCAATTATCGTTATGGTGGAGGATTAAGTCATAACGTTCCTGATGGAAACATTCAAACAGTAACAACGTTAAAAATGTTTTTTCCACAAAATCCAAGTCCCGCAATTGCAGGATCTGTTCGTAACAGTATTGAGGTCACAAATAGAATTCCTGCAGCAGGCGCAGAAGACGCTCCAAGCGTTGATGACTTGAAAGCATTAATTCCCTCCGTTAGAAATTCTCAAGAAAGAATTGTTTCTCGCGAAGATTTGTTAGCACGAGTTTACACACTACCATCGAACTTTGGTCGAGTGTACAGAGCAGCAATTCGATCAAATTCGAGTAATCCACTAGCGACGCAGCTATACATTGTGTCACGAGATTCACAGTCAAAATTGACATTATCGCCTGACACTCTCAAACAAAACCTAATCAAATATTTAAATCCTTATCGCATGATCTCTGATGCGATCGATATACTTGATGCTCGTATCATTAACATTGGATTAGATTTTGACGTTTTAATCGATCCAACACTAAATCGCAGCGTCGTATTACAAAATGTTTTAACAAAACTACAAACATTTTTCAATATCAAAAATTTCAACATTGATCAACCAATTGTAATGTCAGATATTACAAGTACAATTTTTTCTGTACCAGGAATTGTTTCAATAAACAACGTTCAAATTGTGAACATTACAAAAACATTAAACAATCGAACATATAGCGATGTAACGTTTGACGTATCCGCCAACATCAAACAAGGAATTTTATTCCCACCGGGAGGTGGCATCTTTGAATGTAAATTTCCAGAAGTAGACATTGTGGGAAGGGCTGCAGTTTAATGTTTAAAACACTTAAAGCTGATAAAGACGCATACATTACAAATCGTGTAGTAAACTCAACTCGAATGACATCAGCAAACGTCGGTGCCGCTGGTTCATTAGACTTGTTTAAACTTTACGGAATTTCTTCGTCAGGAAGTAACCCAAATACTGAATTATCACGCCTTTTGATACATTTTGATCTTGATCCAATCAGAGATTTAATGACATCAGGTAAGGTTGACATAGGTGATCAATCGTTTTTTTGTAAGTTGTTTTTATCAGATGTTTATGGTGGGCAAACAGTCCCAAGAAATTTTCGAGTAATGGTACATCCATTATCAAGATCATTTGATGAAGGTTTGGGTCGCGACGTAGTTCTTTATAGCGACGATGATGTTTGCAATTACCTGACAGGTTCACGAACACAAGGAGCTTGGATAACTGAAGGTGCAGGCACAGGAGGAATTGCGACATCAACTGTTGATTACATTACAAGTGCGATTATTAATAACGTTACAACGAGCATTGGTTCTTCTCAACTGTTTGTTACTGGAGAAGAAAATTTAGAAATCGACGTAACACAAATTATTTCTGCGACATTAGCAAACATTATACCTGATGAAGGTTTCCGAATTTCGTTAACATCGTCGCTTGAAACAGACACTAGAACATACTTTGTTAAACGATTTGCATCTAGAACAGCATACAATGAAGATAAACGTCCTCGTTTAATTTTTGGATTTAACGACTCAACGATCGATGATTCTAACAATTTATTTTTAAATTCATCATCAAGCATTTTTTTGCACAATTACGTTCAAGGAATACCTTCAAACTTAATCTCTGGTTCTACACAAATAACGGGATCAAACAGTTTAACTCTTAAACTTCAAACGCCTATTTCAGGTGGTTTTTATACGTTATCATTTCCTGCTTCTCAATACAACTTGGGAATAAACAGAGTGTCTGGAACGTACGTTTCATCAATTTATTTGTCATCAACAGATGCAACATTATCGTTAAAATTATCACAATCTGGATCGATTAAGTTCACACCCATCTGGGGTTCTTTGGATGGGACAACGTCATTTCACACTGGAAGCGTTATTACTGCATACGGTGCGACGATTGGATCGTCAATCGAGTCAAAAAAATACATTGTTAGCGTATCTGGTTTGAAGAGCGATATTGAAGATACAGAAGTAAACGTTTTAAGAGTTAACATTTTTGACAAAACGCTACCACATGTTTTTTTGGTTAAAACACCAGTAGAGTCACCAGGTGTTGTTGTTAGAAACGCATATTATTCAATTAGAGACGTTAACACGAATAACGTTGTAATTCCGTTTGATACGATTAAAGGATCAACGAAGCTGTCAGCTGATTCTAAAGGAATGTATTTTTCACTTGATGCATCAAATCTCGTTGTTGGTCGTACGTATGTTGTTGATGTGCTAATTTCAACGTACAACAATGATCAAGTTTATAGGTCTGCATCTCCATCGTTTAGGGTCGTATCGTCAACGTAGAATACGTAGTATTGGCATAAATGGCAACCAAGCCCAAAACATATGTTCCTGCATTTTTAAAGTCTGCTTTGTCTGGAAGTCGACCGTTAAAGCTCACGTTTAGTGACGTTGCAGACACAAATATAACAAGTACGTCATCGTTTATTTACGACCCGATAGGATCGCCTCTTAAATCAACACAACAACTTAACGTTGACTGGTCAAAATTTGAAAATCATACATTTTTTATGTCAGCGGAGGCTAAGGTAAACCTTGCGTTTGAACAGATAATCAACGGGTATCCATTTGATGGTACACGAGCGGAAACAGAAAAGTTTTTTGAAGGCTTAACAGGGTTCGACAAATGGGTGTTTGACCAATTTCCTAAATATCGTGGTCAATTATTGTTCTCAGGAACTCAAGTTGCAGAAGATGTCGATGGAACGTTAGGAACGTGGATAGCAGTTAAAGACCACGCTGGTTCGTTATTTCCTGAACTTGCAAAAAATGCAACCGGTGACAGTGTTTTAAATCCAGTCGATAAATCACTGACAATTGAATTGCAAATTTTTATTCCTACAATTGTTAATTCAACACAGGTCATATGTCAGAAATTGTCTGGCTCCACTGAAGGATTCAGTCTTTATTTGATGCCATCGCTAACAACGACAGAGGTTGAAGCTCAATTTAGCGTTGTTTCTGGTTCATTTTATAGCACAACATCAACAACACTTGATAAGGGAAAATTTAATCATATTGCTGTTTCGTTAAATCGCGAAACAGGAGTTAACTTTCTTCAATTTTTCAAAAGTGGGGAAATTGTTGATACCTCTCGTAGTAATTTTGTGTTCAATGATTTCAATATCGATGCATCTGATCTGTTGATAGCTACGGGCACGACGTTAACGCTAGGGTCCACAAACATAACTCCAACACAAACTTTCAGTGGAAGTATTGATGAGTTAAGAATTTTTCATTCAGCTAGAACGACAGCTCAACTACAACAGTATTCACAAAAACCAGTTTACGCAACTGATGATCTGAAACTTTATTATAAATTTAACGAACCTCCACCCCTATTAGCAACATCGTTAACTGATTCTGTCAATTCAATTGTCATTGATAGTTCTGGAAATTCGTTGCATTCATTGATTAATAACTTTACTGGATCTTTAAGACAAGACGCGGATGTCGATCCTACCAGCAGAATGATCTATGAACTAGATCAAACATCACCCGTTTTATTTCCTGCACATTCAGGAGTGATATCATTTAACTCTGAATTGTTAGCAAGCGCATCAGAATACGATCAAGCAAATCCAAATTTAATCACAAAATTAATTCCTCAGCATTATTTGCTAGACGGCGCTGCGTTTGAAGGATTTCTTGAACCTCAGGGACTAGCAGGCGAGGCGTATTCTGGTTCTGGAATACCCGGTCAAGGAAAAATAGGAAACGTACAATTAATGTTGTCGTTTTTGTACATCTATGCTAGATTTTTTGATGAACTTAAGTTGTTTATTGATTCGTTCAGCACTCTGAAATATGTTGATTACGATGGAACAAACACCGTTCCTGACAATTTTATTTTGAAATTAGTTGAGCAATATGGTTTTCACTTACCACCCTTATTCAACGATTCAACACTTGAACAATATATTCGTGCTGAAAACGTCGATGCCGACATCAGCATTAGCACACATCCTTTAAAATACGTTCAAAATCAATTGATGCGTCGAGTGATGATAAACATGCCCGACGTTCTTCGTTCAAAAGGAACACAACATTCAATTAAAGCATTTTTACGTGCTATTGGAATTGATCCTGAAAACTCTATGAGAATTAGAGAATTTGGAGGACCTACAACGCGGCAACTTGCTTTTTCACGTGAAACAAAACGTGAACCAAACGTGATGGCAGCTTTTATTTCATCATCGTTTGTTTCAACACCATTTCTATCTGCTTCAAGGGTTGAACCTGGATTTCCAACGCCTAGAGGAACGTTTGTTCAATCTAATGTTTATACGCCCAACGGAATTTCAAACCAACGAAGTGATGGATTGTTAACTTCTGGATCATGGACTGTAGAAACGACAGTTAAATGGACACCATCCCAGATTGTTTCATTGACGTCGGCAACACAATCTCTCGCAAGATTAATGGTGACAGGTTCAACGTTAAATTCTACTGGCGTTGTAGCAAATTTGCTTGCTGTTTCATCATCAACGGATCCAAAGTTAATTCTTTACGTACGTCCAGGTAGCGATAATAGTTCACCTGTTTTGTCAATGTCGTTACCGTTACCTATAACAGAGGGACTTTTTAACAGCGACAGGTGGAATGTATCGTTCGGTTGTCAAAGAGGCGACGAGATTGGTTCACGTGTTTCGAGTTCATACTTTTTAAGGGTTGCTCGTCAAAGCGATGGGAAAATTGAATACTCTGATTCAATTTCAAGTTTTTTTTACGAATTAAAAGGAATCACTGGCGAAGTCAATGTTTTGCGTGATTTTCATGTTTCATCATCTGTTTCAGGAGCATACCTGGCAATCGGCGAGAATCAAACACTTGTTCAAGGTGGTTCAGGCTCTTTGTTTTTAAACAATGTTTCTGTGTCAAATCCTGAAGCTCTAAACACCAGTTTTAATGGCACGATGTCGAACTTAAGGTTTTGGTCAAAGGCTTTAAGTGAAATTGAATGGAATGAACACGTAAGAAATTTTAAATCCCTTGGTGTTTCAGATCCGTTAGTCAACTACAATTTCGTAAAAACCAGAAGC